TAAAAACCTGATGTTTGACGTTTAATTAATTCATTCTCTGTTAAATTTAATATATGGGTAATACGTTCTGCTTCCATTAAGTCATTAGCAAAATAAGGAACTACTAAATCTTCTGCTCTAATAAATTTAGCAACTGCTCTTTCATTAATTGCATCGTAATAAACTTTTTTAAATGCAGATCCTGCTAATGGTAAATGATAAAGTAGTGCATCAAAATCTGAAACATACTCTTCCATTCTTTCCATTAATTCAAAGTTCATAAAATCTTTTACACGTTGAGCTTGTTGAACTCTCATTGGATCTTCTACACCAACGATTTGAGTTCGTACTGGTCCTTCAGATGGAAGTAATTCTTTAAATGCTAGTGCTTGAAATTGCGTTACTGCTTCAGATAATAAAGGATGCGTAACGGTCGATGCCCCTTGAAATGGTTTTGTTACTGCTGTATAATTTGTTGTTAAAAATTCTAGACCTTTAACGTATTGATCTTCCCAATCCTGTCTGCTTTCTTTATCTGATTTGTACATCTGTACAAGTTCAGTTCCAAGTTTCATTAAAACTCGGTCATCAATTTTTTCTGCAAGATTAGAATAAAAATCTTCTTCTGGTTCTGCTTCAGGATTTAATTGAGTTGTGCCATCAGGATTAATTGCAACAACAGCTTCGCCACCTTCTTCACCAGGCAACTCTACAGTTGCTTCTGTCTCAGGCAGAGTATCCTCTGTCGGTTGATTATCTTTTTCAATAGCCATTATAAAACTCTTATTTTTTTCTTACCTTTAATTGCTACACCATATCCTCGAACAAGACCACCTTTTTTTAATTCAGCGCCTGCAACACCTTTAGTAAGTTTTTCTCTTGGCATTGAAAAACCACCAAATATATCTTCGTATATAGTATCAGTATCTTTACCTAACTTTTGAGATACTAATCCTAGTTGTTGGGTGATAACACCTGAACCAGACATTAGAATAATTTAGTAGGTTTACTTCTAGCTAATTTGTTTCCTCTTGCGATTACAGATCCACCATACATCATTTTTTTCATTTTACCTGATGAGGTTTCTTTATAACCTTTTTCTTCCATCTCGTATTCTTTTCTTTCTTCAGCTTCTGACTCCATATCCTCATGTTCTTCTGACATGTCTTTAGCTTTTCCAAACATTCCAAGTTTTGCTTTTTTAACAATAAATTTTCCTTTTTTAGCCATTGGACCAAAACCTTCGTTTTGATACATATAATTTGATTCATCTACTGGTGCACCATACACAGGTGATGGAGCAGTTGCTTCATCTGATATTGCAAATGGTTTAGCTCTAGTAATTTCTAAACCTCTTTGTTGTGCAGCATCTAATCTTGCCATTTGTCCTTCATCTGACTCACCAAATTTTTTTGCTCTTGTTATTCTTAGTCCTTTTGCTTCAGCAGGTGTAGGTTTCTTTTTTCCTAATGCTTGTGATGCTAAATAAGCAGCGCCTATTCCAGCAGCTACTTTAGCAGCTCTTTTTAATTTTTTACTTGCCATGATTTTCTCCTTTAAAACGTTTAGACCACTATATGCTGTATATAGCTATAAATCAATCATAGAACTTGTATTCTTTATGAACAACAGGCTCATCCTTATAATCTGATGGAGTCATAATAAAACCCCCTTGTCTATAACGTAAAAGCGCTTGTGTCATAGAATCTACTAAGTCATCATTTTCGCCATAAGGAAAGGCTGCACATTCTTCAATAACCTCAATTGCAAAGTTTTCATCCTCTGGATACCAAACAGAACCAGATGCAAATAACGGGGCTACCGCGTTCACCCTGCTATGTTTATCTCTTCCTCGTGCTGGTTGAAAATCTATTACTGGTATACCAAGTCTACGAAGTTCTTGTATTAAAGGTTGTCCTGAAGCTTTTGCTTCAATGATAACTGTTTCTGGTTCCCAATATTTATATTGTTGTAAAGCAATTTGTTTTAATTCTGGAAACTCTAATCGTTCTTTTAATGCATCAAGTAAGATGATCGCTGACCCATAGCCTTCATTAGGATAAAATATTCCCCAAGTTGTAATTGCAGAAAAGTCAGCAGATTCTTTTGCACTGAATGCAGTATCATAACTTTGTATTACATGTTGTAGATTTGGCAATTCTCGTTTAGTCCATGGTCGCCACCAATCACGTTTTATTATAGCACCTTCTTCTGCAGTAGGGTTCTGCATATATTGTGCATTCCAATTTATTGGAGAGATACTGGCTTTTGTTTTTAACAAATCTTCCAATGACCAATACTCTGGCCATACAGGTTGTCCTGATTTTAAAATTGCTGGGAACTCAACTACTCGCCATTGATCTGCTTTCGGTTCTGTTTGTGCTTTAATTAATTTAGAAGTTAAATCATTTTGTGACCACCGCGTCATTACTATGACGATGGAACCACCTGGCTGTAAACGTTGTCGAGGACCGGATAGGTACCAGTCATAAGTTTTTTCAAAACTTGTATCAGATAATAAAGCTTGTTCAGTGTGCGGATCATCGATGATTAATAAATCTGCACCTCGACCTGTGATGGAACCATCTACACCGGCAGCAAAATATTCACCCCCGTGGTTAGTCTCCCAACGACCTGCAGCTTTAGAATCTTCTTTTAATTTTACATCACCGAAGATTGCTTTGTATTCATTACTGTCAACTAAGTTTCTAACCTTACGACCAAATCGTTGTGCAAGTTCTGCGTTGTGAGTTACTTGCATAATTTTTAATTTTGGATTTCTTCCAATTAACCATGCTGGGAAAAGATAAGATGCGAATTCAGATTTTGTATGCCGAGGTGGCATATTAATTATCAAACGATTTAATTTTCCGTAAGCGATCTTATGAAATTCATTTGCTATAATTTGATGATGTCCATATTCATCTGGATTGTTTGTTTTACGAAAAATAAAATCAGGCCACATCTCTTTCACGAATAATAAAAAATTATCCTGACATGCTTTAATATATTCTAATGATAGTTTCTCAACTCTATCAGCTAATTCTTCTTGTGATAAATTTTCAATGGGTAAATCGTTTTGCATAACTCAGTATGTGTCAAACATACTTTTCTTTATCATAAATTTTAGTAACATCAAATCCTATTACGGGGGATGGGGGGAGCCGGCGGGGGGTCTTTAGCCGCCGGCAATTCCTAGTTTAAACTGGAGGTGTTGGCTGGTGATAATATGCGAAGGCTTGTGATGCTTTAGCCGCCGCTGATGTCAGTAACTTAACACCATCTTCTGATCTGAATGCTTTGATCCAACTTTGTAGATATGCAATGTGGTCTTCTCTGTTCGTAGATTCTACACTTAGATTGTACTTAGATGCGAATAACATTGAGCCTAATTCAGCAACTAACTCTTCGTAAGCATAATGCTGCTTGCCTTCTAAAAATTTCATAGACTTTGAATTCTCAAATCTATTCAATCTTTTTTGGTGACCTGTTGCATGTACTAATTCATGAAACAATACTGAGTAATAATGCTCAGTCGCATTCACACCCTGTACATCGATAAAATTATCTCTATTCACCATATGTACAAAGTCACCAGATGGAGAATAATAACATCCGTTTATAGAATCTGTTTTTATTTTTACATCTGATCTTACTCTTGAAATAAAATTCTCAATTTTTTCAATTGAATATTGAGTAGATTTTTTTTCAATTTTTTTTGCTTCTAGTGTTGTGTTTTCAATGTTGTAAACAACAAAGCATCTAAAATAGAATTTTATTTGCTGTTGCCCTTTAGTAGTTATTTTTGGTTTACCGTTCTCATCTTTAACAACAGTAGATCCGAATTTATAAATATAATTCCAAGAATTATTTTTTATATCTCCGCCTAAAGATTTTAATTGTTTAAAAGTTAACCACTGATTATTTTTATAACCTTTGTTAACCATTGCAAAATTTAAAGATAAAAAGTTAACACCTGAATATGCTTCGCCTGTTAAATAATTAATTGGCGATCCAGCTTCAATCCAACTTTTTTTCCATTTGTAAGAATCTTTTTGCATTGCTGCTGCAACATTCTCTACAAGTTTTTTTAACTCAGTTTCAGTTACGTTCATTTTTTTCTCCATTTGTTATTTGTTATTTAATTAAATAACATTTTTTAAAAAATAAAAAAAGAAAATAATGAATTATTTTTTGGGTGTTTAAATTATTTTTTTGTGTGTTGCTTCAATGCAACAAGCTTAGAATATTGAATACCAAATAAAAACTGCAATAAATAATAATAAAGTAAATGTAACAACAGGTGCGAAGATTAAACCTGCGAGGATAACGAGCGCGAGAAATTCTAGAAAACCCATGTAGATAATTGTGGCGACAGCCCGAGAGAAAACAGGAGCTTAATTTGTTTAGAACTCACGGGCCGTCATATGTTTAAATCAATCCAGCAGGACCATGTAAGCATCTATAAAATAATTCGCGAACCATTCGCATCCCTTCGCATGGTCTTCCCACTGATTCAATCTCTCAGATCCCATGATCACATCGTAGACAGCTGCTGCAAACCAGGGGATTGTAACTGAGTCACCACCAAATCTATTTTGAATGGTAATCATTTTATTCCGGTCAGTATCTAGATCCATTCCATAAAATGGCAATGGATAGTCTTTACCTTCCCATACTATATGCTCAACTATTCTTAACCCAGGTTTAGGCGCTGCTGATTTTTGTTCTTGAGCTGGCCAACCTAAGTCAGATGGCTGAAGGTCTGCTCTTACTATTTTTTTCATTTTTATTCTCCATTTGTTATTTGTTACCTCCATCTTATCAAATCACAATTTCATGTCAAATTAAATTTCCGGCCCAAAAAAGTCTGCATTAGCTGCCCTGGCATGTCTGAAGAAACCATCAGCCTTACCTTGGATACCTCCAAAAAAAAAATAAAATAAAAAACAAAAAAAAATTAAAAAACATTGTACACCGAGAAACGAGAAACGAGAGGCGGGATTAACCGCCTCTCTTCGTGTGTTGATTAATGATTAGCAAATTTCGAATCCACCAGATTCTTTACAGAAATCTGCGAACTCTTTTACATTGGAAACTGAAAAAGGATAACTATCTCTCCAGTCCTTATCTGCCCAGAGTCTATCCCACTCCTCTTTAAATTCTTTAGGATAATTTGCTGGTGCAATATCTTTATCGCCAGTTTTTTCTATGGCTTTTTTTTCAAGAGCATCAAACTTTTTTTG